TATTCGCAGACCATTTGAAACCATACCTGAATTTGATTGTATGGTCAGTGCGGCGAACTCTTTCGGCCTGATGGATGGTGGCGTGGATGCCGCTATAACGACATATTTCGGCACTCAGTTACAAAGACGCGTTCAGAAATATATTATTCAGGAATATCTCGGAGAGCAGCCTGTCGGCACAGCCTTTATCACTGAGACCGGTGACGGCGAACATCCGTGGCTGGTTCATGCCCCGACGATGCGCGTTCCGCTGATAATCGACGGCACCGATGCGGTTTATAACGCAACACGGGCGGCGTTACTGGCAATATTTCAGCACAATAAAAGCGCGGCGGAATATAAAAAAATAAAATCAGTTGTGTTCCCTGCCATGGGGGCCGGTTGCGGTCAGGTCCCCCCGGACAGCGTCGCCCGGCAAATGAAGCTGGCGTGGGACAGTTTTATTAACTGCGCCACGGAAATTAACTGGCAATACGCCAGCGACCGCCAGAATGCTGTATTCAGCACAACGGCATACTGTCCACAGACGCTTTGTCCGAACGCCAGAACGGAATATATCGGTTCTGGTGATTACAGAACGTATTGCAAAAAATCAGGCGGCGTCTGCATCAGCCCGCGCCATCAGTCTGATATCCGTATCGGTGCTCACGCTCACGGTGTAGAAATCGGCGCACACGGGCATCCACTTCATACAGAATGCTCGCACGCGCATTCTCTCGTTTAATCCGGAGTGAAAAAATGACGTTTAAAATGAGCGATAAAGCGCAGACAATTAAAATTTATAACCTGCGCTCAGGTACTAACGAATTTATTGGCGCAGGCGATGCGTATATTCCGCCGCATACCGGATTACCGGCTCACTGTACGGATATTGAGCCACCGGAAATCCCGGCAGGAAGCGTCGCGGTGTTTGACAGCGAAAAAAACACCTGGAACGTCGTCGAAGACCACCGGGGGCAGACGGTATACAGAACGGATACCGGCAACCCGATTTATATATCAGAACCCGGCCCGCTACCGGAAAATACCACCACACAGGCCCCCGCATCACCAATAGATAAATTCGAAGACGGCCAGTGGGTGGCCGACCTGAATACTGCGCTTATTCAGAAACACGCCGATATTAATAGCTGGCGCAATACGCAGGAAAACGCGAATTACGTGTTTCAGTTTAATAACCACAACTGGGACTATGGCAAAGCCACTCAGGAGCGCCTGGCGTTATCGGTACAGATGGCAAAAGCCAACAAATTACCGGATGGTTTTATCTGGACGGATGCCGACAATAACGACGTACCGATGACAGCGGGCGAACTGCTGAACCTCAGCGACGCTATTGACCTGGCGATGTTCACCAAAGGCCTGCAAATCCACATGCGACAGCGCCAGATGAAAGAAGAGGTGGACAAACTGACCGACGCACAGGCTGTACTGGATTACGTCGTTGGCTGGCCGGAGGAAAGTTAAAAGAGGGGCTGTTTTCGTAAGGGAACAGCCCGTAATCGGGTTACGTCAATGAGCAGGTTTACCACACCCGCTATTCTGGAAATGCTGGGCCATTACAACTGGCGCGTTTACAAGCCGTTCGCGTTTTACCTGAGTGACGATGAAAGCGACGTGATAGAGGTTCCGGCTGGATTCATCACCGACCTTGCCACAATCCCGCGCATCTTCTGGATACTGTTACCGCCTGACGGTAAATACGCCAAAGCCGCGATAATCCACGATTATATGTACGCCACCGCGCTACGCACGAAGAAAGAGGCCGACAAAATCTTCCTGGACGGGATGACGGTGCTGGGCGTGCCACGCTGGAAACGCACAATCATGTATTACGCGGTTCGAATATTCGGAAGGGGAATGTACAGGAAAGAGTAAAAAGACCGTAATTGATGGTAACTGATAATGAGAAAGCGCAGCCTGAAGACCAGCAATCAAGAATAACTGACATGAGGAATAAAATATGACATTAATTCATAGCATATTACTGTATTACTGTGCTGTCGTCTGTACATTATATCTGATTTTTGGTGGATATAAGGTAATTCGTAATTACATCCAGAAAAAAATCGAGCAGGCAGCAGAAGCAAAAATCTCATCAGGTAAATAACCTTTAGCCGCCAAATTCCGTACTGGCGGCTTCATATACTGGTTACAAAGCAATCGCATTGATAATCAGCAATTTTGACCAGAAGCGACAGAACCGTCTACAAGTTGTCACAGGCCATTTTCTGTGGCAACCACCAATGGCCAGGGCAGCAAAAAAACGGAGTGATTTAAATTTATACTTAATTGCATCCTTTTTTGCACTCCTGCGCATGGTGATACCGAGTGCAAAATGTCACGCAAACCAGTGCAAAACCTTTCGCCGCGCTACACGTGGGGCGAAAAGCGGCGGCGGATTTTTTCGCGCAACAATCCCGCGACGGCGGCAGATTAAGCTGAGGACTGAGCATGGAAACCTTTCACTGGAAAATTCGCCCGGATATGACTGTCAATGCTGAACCCAAAGTGGTGTCAATGAAACTGGGTGATGGTTATGAACAGCGTCGCCCGGCGGGGCTGAATAATCTGTTGTCAACCTACAGCGTGACGATACGTGTTCGTAAATGCGAGCACCTGCCTTTAAAGGCCTTTCTGGAACGGCACGGTGGCGTCAGTGCATTTCAGTGGACGCCGCCTTATGACTGGAAACCGATCAGGGTGGTTTGTCGTAAATGGTCGGCAAGCGTGGGGGCTCTGTGGGTAACTGTAACGGCAGATTTTGAACAGGTCGTGGCATAAGGAGTTTATGATGCAGGATATTCCGCAGGCAACACATCATGAGACTACCCGGCTTACTCAGTCAGCGCTGGTGGCCCTCTGGGAAATTGATCTGACAGAGGTCGGTGGTGAGCGTTATTTTTTCTGTAATGAGCAGAACGAAAAAGGTGAACCGGTCACCTGGCAGGGGCGACAGTATCAGGCGTACCCCATACAGGGTACAGGGTTTGAAATGAACGGCAAAGGCTCCAGTGCCAGGCCAACACTGACGGTTTCCAATATGTACGGTCTGGTTACTGGTATGGCGGAAGATCTGCAGAGTCTGGTTGGCGGAACGGTGGTCCGGCGTAAGGTTTATGCCCGTTTTCTGGATGCGGTGAATTTTGTCAACGGAAACAGCGAAGCCGATCCGGAGCAGGAGGTGATCAGCCGCTGGCGCATTGAGCAGTGCAGCGAACTGAGCGCGGTCCACGCCTCCTTTGTGCTGTCCACGCCGACTGAAACGGATGGCGCCGTTTTTCCGGGGCGCACCATGCTGGCCAACACTTGCACCTGGACTTATCGCGGTGATGAGTGCGGTTATCACGGCCCGGCTGTGGCGGATGAATATGACCAGCCGACGCCCGATATCACCAGGGATAAATGCAGCAAGTGTCTGAGCGGCTGCAAGCTCCGCAATAATGTCGCCAGCTTTGGTGGCTACCTTTCCATTAACAAACTTTCGCGGTAAATCCCATGACACAGACAGAATCAGCGATTCTGACGCACGCCCGGCGATGTGCGCCTGCGGAGTCGTGCGGCTTCGTGGTGAGAACGCCGGAGGGAGACAGGTATCTTCCCTGCGTAAATATCTCCGGTGAGCCGGAGGATTATTTCCGGATGTCGCCGGAGGACTGGCTTCGTGCACAAATGCAGGGTGAGATTGTGGCGCTGGTCCACAGCCATCCCGGTGGTCTGCCCTGGCTGAGTGAGACCGACCGGCGGCTGCAGGTGCAGAGTGATTTGCCGTGGTGGCTGGTCTGCCGGGAGGTGATTTATAAATTCCGCTGTGTGCCGTATCTGACTGGTCGGCGCTTTGAGCACGGGGTGACGGACTGTTACACGCTGTTCAGGGATGCTTACCATCTGGCGGGGATTGTGCTACCGGATTTTGCGCGTGAGGATGACTGGTGGCGTAACGGCCAGAACCTCTATATGGACAGTCTGGACGTGAATGGTTTTCACCGTGTCACGATGGCAGAGGCGCAGCCGGGCGATGTGCTGCTGTGCTGTTTTGGTTCATCGGTGCCGAATCATGCCGCCATTTACTGCGGTAACGGCGAGCTGCTGCACCATATTCCTGAACAACTAAGTAAACGAGAGAGGTATACCGACAAATGGCAACGACGCACACACTCCCTCTGGCGTCACCGGGCATGGCACGCATCTGCCTTTACGGGGATTTACAACGATTTGGCCGCCGCATCGACCTTCGTGTAAAAACGGGGGCTGAAGCCATCCGGGCGCTGGCTACGCAGCTCCCGTCGTTTCGTCAGAAACTGAATGAGGGCTGGTATCAGGTGCGGATTGCCGGGCGTGATGCAGGTGAAACTGAATTATCAGCCCGTCTTAATGAGCCGCTGGTAAATGGTGCCGTGATCCACATCGTACCGCGTCTGGCGGGAGCCAAAAGTGGCGGCGTGTTTCAGGTTGTGCTGGGGGCGGCGCTGATTGCGGTGGCGTGGTGGAACCCTGTGGGCTGGCTGGGTGCTGCGGCTGTATCGGGCCTGTATGCTGCGGGGGCCAGTATGCTCCTGGGCGGGGTGGCACAGATGCTGGCACCGAAAGCCAGTACAGCAACAGCCAGCACCACGGATAACGGCAGGCAGAACACGTATTTCTCCTCGCTGGATAACATGATTGCCCAGGGCAATGTTCTGCCTGTACTGTATGGTGAAATGCGCGTGGGGTCGCGGGTGATTTCCCAGGAGGTCAGCACGGCAGATGAGGGGGATGGTGGTCAGGTTGTGGTGATTGGTCGCTGATGAAAAACGTTTATGTGAAACCGCCTGCGGGCGGTTTTGTCGTTTATGGGGCATAAAGAATGGGTAAAGGCAGCAGTAAGGGGCATACCCCGCGCGAAGCGAAGGACAACCTGAAATCCACGCAGCTACTGAGTGTGATTGATGCCATTAGTGAAGGGCCGATTGAAGGTCCGGTGGATGGATTAAAAAGCGTGCTGCTGAACAGCGCGCCGGTGCTGGACAGTGAGGGGAATACCAACATCTCCGGTGTCACGGTGGTGTTCCGGGCAGGTGAGCAGGAGCAGACACCGCCGGAGGGATTTGAATCCTCCGGCTCCGAGACGGTGCTGGGTACGGAAGTGAAATATGACACGCCGATCACCCGCACCATCACGTCTGCAAACATCGACCGTCTGCGCTTTACCTTCGGTGTGCAGGCACTGGTGGCAACCACCTCAAAGGGGGACCGTAATCCGTCGGAAGTCCGCCTGCTGGTTCAGATACAGCGTAACGGTGGCTGGGTGACAGAAAAAGACATCACCATTAAGGGCAAGACCACCTCGCAGTATCTGGCTTCGGTGGTGGTGGGTAACCTGCCGCCGCGACCGTTCAATATCCGGATGTGCAGGGTGACGCCGGACAGCACCACAGACCTGTTGCAGAACAAAACGCTCTGGTCGTCATACACCGAAATCATCGATGTGAAACAGTGCTACCCGAACACGGCACTGGCTGGCGTACAGGTGGACGCGGAGCAGTTCGGCAGCCAGCAGGTGCGCCGTAATTATCATCTGCGCGGGCGAATTCTGCAGGTGCCGTCGAACTATAACCCGCAGACGCGGCAATACAGCGGTATCTGGGACGGAACGCTTAAGCCAGCATACAGCAACAACATGGCCTGGTGTCTGTGGGACATGCTGACTCATTCGCGCTACGGCATGGGGAAACGTCTTGGTGCGGCGGATGTGGACAAATGGGCGCTGTATGTCATTGGCCAGTATTGCGATCAGTCAGTGCCGGACGGCTTTGGTGGCACGGAGTCGCGCATCACCTGCAATGCTTACCTGACCACGCAGCGTAAAGCGTGGGATGTTCTCAGTGATTTCTGCTCTGCGATGCGCTGTATGCCGGTATGGAACGGGCAGACGCTGACGTTCGTGCAGGACCGGCCATCAGATAAGGTGTGGACCTATAACCGCAGTAATGTGGTGATGCCGGATGATGGTGCACCGTTCCGCTACAGCTTCAGCGCCCTGAAGGACCGCCATAATGCCGTTGAGGTGAACTGGACTGACCCGAATAACGGCTGGGAAACGGCGACAGAGCTTGTGGAGGACGCGCAGGCTATTCTCCGTTACGGTCGTAACGTTACAAAAATGGATGCCTTTGGCTGTACCAGCCGGGGGCAGGCGCATCGCGCCGGGCTGTGGCTGATTAAAACAGAACTGCTGGAAACGCAGACCGTGGACTTCAGCGTGGGCGCAGAAGGGCTTCGCCATGTACCGGGCGATATCATTGAAATCTGTGATGATGACTATGCCGGTATCAGCATTGGCGGGCGCGTGCTGGCGGTGAACAGCCAGACCCGGACGCTGACGCTCGACCGTGAAATCACGCGGCCATCCTCCGGCACCACGCTGATAAGCCTGGTTGACGGAAAGGGCAATCCGGTCAGCGTGGAGGTTCAGTCCGTTACCGACGGTGTGAAGGTGGAAGTGAACCGGGTTCCTGACGGGGTTGCCGAATACAGCGTGTGGGGGCTGAAGCTGCCGACGTTGCGCCAGCGTCTGTTCCGCTGCGTGAGTATCCGTGAGAACGACGACGGCACGTATGCCATCACTGCCGTGCAGCATGTACCGGAGAAAGAGGCCATCGTGGATAACGGGGCGCACTTTGACGGCGACCAGAGCGGTACGGTGAATGGTGTCACGCCGCCAGCGGCGCAGCACCTGACCGCCGAAGTCACCGCAGACAGCGGGGAATATCAGGTGCTGGCGCGCTGGGATACGCCGAAAGTGGTGAAAGGCGTGAGCTTCATGCTTCGCCTGACTGTGGCAGCGGATGACGGCAGTGAGCGGCTGGTCAGCACGGCCCGGGCGACGGAAACCACATACTGCTTCACGCAGTTGGCGACGGGAAACTACACGCTGACAGTCCGGGCAGTAAATGCGTGGGGGCAGCAGGGTGACCCGGCGTCGGTCTCTTTCCGGATTGCTGCACCTGCAGCACCGGCACAGATTGAACTGACGCCGGGCTATTTTCAGATCACCGCCACGCCGCATCTTGCGGTTTATGATCCGACGGTACAGTTTGAGTTCTGGTTCTCGGAAAAGCAGATTGCCGATATCAGGCAGGTTGAAACCACAGCTCGTTATCTTGGCACGGCGCTGTGCTGGATAGCCGCCAGTATCAATATAAAGCCGGGCCATGACTATTATTTTTATGTTCGCAGTGTTAACACCGTCGGTAAATCGGCATTTGTGGAAGCTGTTGGCCAGCCGAGTAATGATGCAGCCGGCTATCTGGATTTTTTCAAAGGTCAGATAACCGAATCCCATCTCGGTAAAGAGCTGCTGGAAAAAGTCGATCTGACAGAAGATAACGCCAGCAAGCTGGAGGAGTTCTCGAAAGAGTGGAAGGACGCTAACGATAAATGGAATGCCATGTGGGGCGTCAAAATTGAGCAGACCAAAGACGGCAAACATTATGTCGCGGGTCTTGGCCTCAGCATGGAGGATACTCCGGAAGGTAAAATAAGTCAGTTTCTGGTTGCCGCTAACCGTATCGAGTTTGTTGACCCGGCAAACGGGAATGAAACGCCGATGTTTGTGGCGCAGGGCGACCAGATATTCATGAACGACGTGTTCCTGAAATACCTGAGTGCGCCGACCATTACCAGTGGCGGGAATCCTCCGGCATTTTCCCTGACGCCGGACGGAAAGTTGACTGCGAAAAATGCGGATATCAGCGGCCATATCAATGCTGTATCTGGCTCGTTTACGGGAGAAATTAATGCCACCTCTGGTAAGTTTTCTGGCGTGATTGAAGCAAAAGAGTTTGTCGGTGATATCTGCGGCTCAAAAGTCATGCAGGGCGTGAGCATCAGGGCGACGAATGACGAACGCAGCACCTCAACACGGTATACCGACAGCGCCACTTATCAGATAGGGAAAACCATCACGGTGATGGCTAACTGCGAGCGTAACGGCGGCTCCGGCGCCATCACGGTCACGATAAATATTAACGGCCAGGTGAAAACGGCGGAGGTTATGCCGTATACCGCAGGGATTCCGACCATGTATCAGACCGTCGTCTTTTCGGTCTACACCACTTCACCGGTCGTGGATATCAGTGTCTCTCTGAGGGTTGGCGGGCAGTACACCACTGAAGCTTCCGTCTGGCCACTGGTGATGGTTTCCCGATCGGGGAACAACTTCACAAACTGACCGGACTCCGGTCCTTTTCATTTAACAAGGAGCAGATATGACTGTGTCGCGCTTAATTTCTTTGGCGGCAGGGATTTCCCTGTCCGTCTTATTTTCCACCGCTGCCGTTGCCGATAACGGAAGAGGAAGCGGTAACAGCAATATTGAAAACCAGACCCGGATTTATACCGGCACCGACCGTGGGCAGAAACAGCACCGCGAGGCAAGGGGAAAAACAATCACGCGGAGCGTCCAGTGTTCTCTGCCGGCATATTTACGTGACCCGGATAATCAGTGCTGAGATGTGAATGAATCTGAAGCCTGCCTGCGGGCGGGCTTTTTTATGGAGGCAATATGCCAGTACTTATTTCCGGCGTACTGAAAGATGGTACGGGAACGCCGGTACAGAACTGCACCATTCAGCTGAAGGCCTGCCGTACCAGTACCACAGTAATTGTGAATACGGTGGCCTCGGAAAATCCGGATGAAGCGGGGCGTTACAGTATGGACGTTGAGTCCGGTCAGTACAGCGTCATTCTGTTGGTGGAAGGCTTTCCGCCGTCACATGCAGGGATCATCACCGTGTATGAAGATTCCCAGCCTGGCACGCTGAATGATTTTTTGATGGCTCCCGGGGAAAGTGATTTGTCGCCGGAAATTGTCCGGCAACTTGAAGAACTGGCAAAAGCTGCAAGGGATTCGGCAAATGCCGCAGTGGGCAGTGCAACAGCATCTGCCGAGTCAGCGGAGGATGCGGCGAAAAGCGCTGGTGCTGCAGGGGGTGAGGCAGGTGCGGCGAAAGTTTCAGCAGATGCGTCGGCAGAATCTGCCGCGGCATCTGCTTCCTCGGCAGCGATTGCGGGCGAGGAAGCAAAGGCGGCAAAAGTCTCAGAAACGAATGCGAAATCTTCGGAAGCAACCGCTGCGCAGAGTGCTTCTGTGGCAGAAGAGGCAAAAACAGCCGCGGCATCCTCAGCCAGTGCAGCATTAACAGGTGCCGGGCAGGCTGCTGCCAGTGCCATGGCAGCAGAAAAGTCAGCGGAAAGCGCATCGTCATCTGCTGCGACAGCGACGAATGGAGCAACCGAGGCCGCCCGTCAGGCCGTCGCGGCGAAAACGTCAGAAACGAATGCGAAATCTTCGGAAACGGCAGCGGCATCATCAGCCAGTTCTGCCGCTTCCTCGGCATCATCCGCTTTGGCATCAAAGGATGAAGCTACCCGCCAGACACTGGCGGCAGCGGGGAGCGCCGCGACGGCATCCACCCGGGCGACGGAGGCGGCAGACAGTGCGGCAGCGTCGGTGGACTCGGCTGCCGATGCAGCGAAAAGTGCCAGTGATGCCGGGAATGCGGCAGCGGAAGCGCAAAAATACCGGGATGAGGCTAAAGAGTTTGCTGATCATCTGGATGTCAAAGATGCTTCCACATTCCAGAAAGGGATTGTGCAGCTCAGTAATGCCACAGACAGCGACAGCGAGGAAGAAGCGGCGACACCGAAAGCTATTAAAGCTCTGGCTGAACAATACCAGAATATGATTACCGGGGCAGTGGTTCCTGCGGGTATTCCATTTCCCTGGCCGACAGACACCCCGCAGACTGGCTGGGCTATTATGCAGGGGCAGACGTTTGATAAAACGAAATACCCGCAACTGGCTATAGCTTATCCATCCGGTGTCATCCCGGACATGCGGGGATGGACCATCAAGGGGAAACCCGCAAGCGGGCGTGCTGTGCTCTCTCAGGAGCTGGACGGCATCAAATCGCACACCCATACAGCCAGCACAAAGGCGGCGGACCTGGGAACAAAAGCAACAACCTCATTTGATTACGGTTCAAAACAAACCGGCAGCTTTGACTATGGCAATAAATCTACCAACACGACTGGAGGGCACGCACATCCGCTTGGTGTTAACAATGCCAGTGGACAGAGGAATCCAGACGCATTGTCGGGTAATGCCACGATGGTGAATACGACATTGTACACCGGACAGGCTGGTGATCATGCTCATACAGTTTATATCGGAGCACATGATCACTGGGTAGGTATTGGTGCCCATACACATAATCTGGTTATTGGCGCTCACGGACACGCTGTGTCAGTGGATGCGACGGGTAACGCCGAAAATACCGTCAGGAATATTGTATTTAATTATATTGTGAGGCTTGCATGATCAAACTTATCCTTTCGGCACCCGTGCCGGCAATGGCGGCGGCATTTGAATGTTATTTTCAGAATACCGACAATGTGGAAATTATTCGCAGACCATTTGAAACCATACCTGAATTTGATTGTATGGTCAGTGCGGCGAACTCTTTCGGCCTGATGGATGGTGGCGTGGATGCCGCTATAACGACATATTTCGGCACTCAGTTACAAAGACGCGTTCAGAAATATATTATTCAGGAATATCTCGGAGAGCAGCCTGTTGGCACAGCCTTTATCACTGAGACCGGTGACGGCGAACATCCGTGGCTGGTTCACGCCCCGACGATGCGCGTTCCGTTGATTATTGACGGTACTGACGCGGTTTATAACGCAACACGGGCGGCGTTACTGGCAATATTTCAGCACAATAAAAGTGTGGCGGAATATAAAAAAATAAAATCAGTTGTGTTCCCTGCCATGGGGGCCGGATGTGGTCAGGTTCCCCCGGACAGTGTCGCCCGGCAAATGAGGCTGGCGTGGGATGGTTTTATTAACTGTGCCACGGAAATTAACTGGCAATACGCCAGCGACCGCCAGAATGCTGTATTCAGCACAACGGCATACTGTCCGTCAAAGACGCTTTGTCCGAACGCCAGAACGGAATATATCGGTTCTGGTGATTACAGAACATATTGCAAAAAGTCAGGCAACGCCTGCATCAATACCCGTCATCAGGTTGATGATATTTATATCGGTGCACACACGCACACCATCGATACCGGTGCGCACAACCACACCATTCAGACAGGTGTATACACATACTCTCGTTAAACCGGGGTGAAAAATGACATTTAAAATGAGCGAACAGGCGCAGACAATTAAAATTTATAATCTGCGTTCAGATACAAACGAATTTATTGGCGCGGGCGATGCGTATATTCCGCCGCATACCGGATTACCGGCTCACTGTACGGATATTGAGCCACCGGAAATCCCGGCAGGAAGTATCGCGGTGTTTGACAGCGAAAAAAACACCTGGAACGTCGTCGAAGACCACCGGGGGCAGACGGTATACAGAACGGATACCGGGGAGGCGATCTGGATTTCTGAACTGGGATCATTACCGGAAAACGTGACGACCATTTCCCCGGACGGTCAGTATGAAAAATGGGACGGTACAAAATGGGTGAAAGACGAAGAGGCAGAAAAAGCCGCCCGGCTTCGTGAAGCGGAGGAGACTAAAAAACGACTTCTGCAACTGGCGACAGATAAAATAGCCCCCCTTCAGGATGCGGTTGACCTGGGGATCGCAACGGAGAAAGAAACATCGTTGCTGGAAGTCTGGAAGACTTATCGGGTGTTGTTGAATCGTGTAGATACATCAGCCGCGCCGGATATCAAGTGGCCAGCGCCCCCACAATAAAAAGAAAAGCCATCGGTATTTTTATCGATGGCTTTATGTTTTTTATTTATGCAAGACAACACCGGTTTTTTTAGTTATATATGTGCAATTCGATGGTATATCTTTATTTATAAAAGACATTGCACCTATTGTTGCATTGTCTCCGATTTTGCGTGATAATCCAATGATGCAACAATTAGCCCCGATATTAACGTTATTACCTATTCTTATTCTTGAATCAGACATGTCACCATCTATTTTTCCAATGGTTGTATTCTGCCGTAATATCAGGTTCTCACCAATATCAACAGCAAAATGAACAACAATTCCAGAATGGTGAGGAATTGTTAATCCTTTCCCAATTTTTGCACCTAATCCAATATCGCAACCAAATTTGTTAATTATTTTATTGTTTAATTTTTTTGCTGCTTTCTTATGTGAATTATTACCATTAATATACATTTCGTTAGCCAACCTCCACCAGAAAAGGAAATTCCGGTTACGTTGTTTTTTCTCTCTGAAAAGCCTCCAGATATCCATATGCTCCCGCCGTATTACTTCATATTTCCAAAAGCTTTTTAAATCAGAAGAATTTCCAAATAAAACAAAGTGAATTACCATTAAGTAAGACAGCACGATAATCTCCTTAAATATTAATTTCGACCACTCTGCTCTAAAGTTAAGGGGTCGTAAAATTTGGTTGTTTGTTATTTAAAGACTAAGTTCGTGATACTTGACGGATGGTTAGGGGAGCATTATACGACATCTTTTGCCGTACACTCATAGTTACAAACTCACACCAGAGCAAAGCCGTCGAAGCACATAGCAGCCAAAAAAAGTGTTTCAAAACTGCCTTACCTGCCTGCATCAGTTGAAACACATGCTGCAAAATTTCGGACATAAGTCTGAAACATGCAAAAGGAACTTAACAACGGTGATTCGTTGATTGCAAGCCTGCGGAAACAGGCTTGTTGGCGGTGGTGTTTCTGTACCCGGAGCGCACCATTGTTTACAGAGGATGGTAAGGAAACCAGAAACACCACCATAGAGTTGGTGCAGTCCGGCCCCTGAGCCTGCTGGTGGGACAAGCATCCCCAGACTGCACCATGTCAGGATGATGTAGAACCCGACACAGGTGATACTGATAACGGTAACTGTCAGATGTCAATGCCTGGTGAAATTTGCCGTGTTAAGCGGTTTTTGTTGGTATATAAAGTACGCATGACACGTAATTAGTTGAATTTTATGGGGGGGGAATATTGCGGATATACCAACCAGAGAGGCTAACTTACTGAAAACACTGCAAATGAAATCGGTCTCGAAAACCGGAGTAGGGGCAACTCTACCGGGGGTTCAAATCCCCCTCTCTCCGCCACAATTCAAACACTTAGCTCATCTTCTTTCAGCGATCAGTCTCACACTTAGAATACACTTAGAATATTCTGTTAGAATATTACGTGAAAAACGTATCGCCATCTTATGCTTTTTCTGCCAGAAGAGGGGGCCAGGGATAGTGTTATTTTTACTTTTCGATCATAAGTCAACTCCTGGTTTTCTGCCCCCGCTCTTTCGCCGTACCCCATCTGGATTAATATTGATGTCACTAGCGGCGATTTAACGCCGCCGTCCTCGGTAATCGTCGCACCCGGCCTGTTGCCCGAAATGTTCTCCTGTAGACATGGGCGCAGGGCGAAAGATTAATTGCTGTCAGGGAAACGCGCTGGCGCGTGGCGATAACTTACGCTGCGGGGCTGTCGACGCTGTACAGAAAATGTGGCCTCCAGACTGGCTTAAATATGCACACATGACAATACAACCGGAAAATTTACAAAACCCATAATTTGAACTGAGAGAGAAACTTACAAACGAAGCGACGAAGATTTAAACAGCCGTAGCGACTCCGGTATCTTGCGCGCATGTTTAAATAATACTACTGTATATAAAAACAGTATTCGAGGTATGGATTATGGAATTTTTCAGACCTACAGAGTTGCGCGAAATTATTCCTCTCCCATTTTTCAGTTACTTAGTGCCGTGTGGATTCCCCAGCCCCGCAGCGGACTACATTGAGCAGCGTATCGATCTTAATGAGTTGCTCGTTTCTCATCCCAGCTCAACATATTTTGTCAAAGCCACGGGTGATTCAATGATTGAAGCAGGCATCAGCGACGGCGACCTGCTGGTGGTGGATAGCTCACGGAACGCTGACCACGGTGACATTGTAATTGCGGCAATTGAAGGAGAGTTCACCGTAAAACGGTTGCAGTTGCGCCCGACAGTGCAGCTAATCCCCATGAACGGCGCCTATCGACCTATACCTGTCGGCAGTGAAGACACGCTCGACATATTCGGGGTGGTGACCTTTATCATTAAAGCGGTCAGTTGATTATGTTCGCGCTCTGCGATGTTAATAGCTTTTACGCCTCCTGCGAAACGGTCTTTCGTCCTGATTTATGTGGCCGACCGGTGGTGGTGTTATCAAACAATGATGGCTGCGTTATCGCGTGTAGCGCCGAGGCGAAACAGCTTGGTATCGCACCAGGTGAGCCATTCTTCAAACAGAAAGAACGCTTCCGGCGATCCGGTGTTGTTTGCTTCAGCAGTAATTACGAGCTTTACGCTGATATGTCGAACCGGGTAATGACCACACTCGAGGAGATGGCGCCGCGGGTAGAAATTTACAGCATTGATGAGGCTTTTTGTGATCTGACGGGAGTACGAAACTGCCGGGATCTGACAGATTTCGGGCGCGAGATAAGAGCGACGGTCCTGAAGCGCACGCACCTGACTGTCGGTGTAGGCATTGCCCAGACGAAAACCCTTGCCAAGCTGGCTAACCATGCTGCGAAAAAGTGGCAGCGCCAGACCGGCGGGGTGGTTGACCTATCGAACATCGATCGCCAGCGTCGGCTACTGGCCCTGATACCCGTAGAGGATGTCTGGGGTGTCGGCAGGCGCATCAGTAAGAAGCTCAATGCCCTGGGCATCAAGACTGCTCTCGATCTCTCTGAACAAAGTACCTGGATCATCAGGAAACACTTCAATGTCGTGCTGGAGCGTACCGTGAGAGAGCTTCGCGGAGAGCCATGTCTGGAGCTTGAAGAGTTTGCGCCGGCAAAGCAGGAAATCGTTTGTAGCCGCTCTTTCGGCGAGCGGGTCACAGACTATGAGGAAATGCGCCAGGCTGTTTACAGCTACGCTGCGCGCGCGGCAGAAAAACTCCGCGGCGAGCACCAGTACTGCCGTTTCATTTCAACATTCGTCAAAACATCACCCTTTGCCCTGAACAAGCCCTACTACGGTAACAGCGCCGCGGTGACGCTTCTCACCCCCACGCAGGATTCACGCGACATTATCAATGCGGCTGTGAAGTGCCTGGATAAAATATGGCGCGACGGCCATCGCTACCAGAAAGCGGGGGTGATGCTGGGTGACTTCTTCAGTCAGGGCGTAGCGCAACTCAACCTTTTCGACGATAACGCGCCGCGCGCCGGTAGTGCGAAGTTGATGGAAGTACTGGACCATCTTAACGCAAAAGCCGGGAAGGGGACGCTGTACTTCGCCGGGCAGGGGATGTCGCAACAGTGGGCTATGAAGCGAGAAATGCTTTCGCCTCGGTACACCACAAGATACTCTGATCTACTGCGTGTTAAGTAACTTGTGCGATCAATGCATGAGATAGTTGCCAAATCATCCCCGTTCTCTAACCGGTTTTGGTCGCACAAGATCACAGGAACCTCTCACGATGATGCGCATGTATTCTGGTTTACGACATCAGAAAATGTGGCGCGTTTATTGCCAGGTAGGCGTTGGGAGACGTAACTTATTTACGCCAGGTTTCAGCCGTAGCGACGGGCATGGATAAAAAGAGTATGGCAATCAGCGTGATAATGCTAAAAAACAATTAATATTTTTTTAACAAAACTAAAGCTTGCTATGTGCAGTTAACCATGCGTTAATGGTTGTGCGGTTTGATACAAACTTATCTGAAGTAGTGATTGTAATATTTCTCATCATTTGTTCCTCTTGAGATCTCCTTTAGGTTTTTTTCTCTCTGATAATTTTCTTCAGGCCATTTTGCCCAAGGGCTCATTCAAAAGGTAACAATATTATGACGACGAAAATCACTGGTTTAGTAAAATGGTTTAACCCTGAAAAGGGCTTTGGTTTCATTACGCCTAAAGATGGCAGCAAAGATGTGTTTGTGCATTTTTCCGCCATTCAAAGTAATGAATTCCGCACTCTGAATGAAAATCAGGAAGTGGAGTTTTCAGTAGAGCAGGGACCAAAAGGTCCATCAGCGGTCAACGTTGTGGCGCTTTAAGGTATCTGATATTACTAATAAAATTCACTTCCGGTGTCCATGTTGCCATGGTTCACAATACAGAACATCGACATTCGATGTTACTGAGCAAAACCCATTTGGCGCGAAATGTATTTTTTGTAAGTCAACCATGATCACTTTTGATAATGTTGGATTATACATTCGCTCAGGACAGGTTCCGCCAGATTTTAGAAAATAATTCATATCAGCTCCGTACAGGAGCTTTTTTTATGCCCGGATGATTATCATCTATAGACGCTGGCATCCATCATCTATAGTGGCATTTTCCTTTCCCCAAAAGTGTTATTTCTCTTGCAGACAGCGCCTGAAAAGAGCGAAATTGTCCTCATCTATCCGATGAAACCAGGTCACCTGTCTTTGCGCCGTTATCCGTTATTTAATTCTTGCCCTATAATAACAAGCCCGCGCTAAGCACGGGCTTGAATAACATAAAGCGTCTTAGAACTGGTAGACCAGACCAACACCTACGATATCATCGGTTGCAATACCGTTGTTTGCGTAGAAGTCATCATCTTCGTCCAGCAGGTTGATTTTATAATCAACGTAGGTGGACATATTTTTGTTGAAGTAGTAAGTCATACCAACGTCAACATATTTAACCAGATCTTTGTCGGTGTAACGATAGTTACCACGGCTATCCATATCCTGGCCGCCTAAATCTTTGCCCTTAGACTGCAAGTAGGCGATGGACGGACGCAGACCGAAATCGAACTGATACTGCGCAACCACTTCAAAGTTCTGGGTTTTGTTAGCGATACCGCCGCCACCGCCATCGCCACCGCCATAATAGGTCATGTTGCGGGTTTCAGCGTACATGGCCGCCAGGTAAACATTGTAGGCGTCATATTTGGCACCTACGGTCCAGGCTTCGGCAGTTTCACCGCCGGCATAGCTATTGCCATAGTAATGATGGCCATCACCACGCCCACTAGCAACCTGATTGTCCGTACGGTCAGAGGAAGAGTAGGCCGCCCCCAGGCTTAACCCGAAGTCAAAGTCGTAGGAGGTAGACATACCGAAACCGTCGCCGTTTTCACGGGCCAGTTTGCGAGTACCACTATCTGCATCGCTGCCGTTGGTTGTTCCTTCGCCTGCGCCAGGATCTTCATTATTACCCTGGTACTGCAACGCGAAGTTCAGGCCTTCCACCAGACCGAAGAAGTCGGTATTACGGTAGGTAGCAACGCCGTTGGTTCTGCCCAGCATATAGACATCGGTCTGGGTATAAGTATCACCGCCGAATTCCGGCAGCGCATCGGTCCAGGCTTCAATGTCGTAGATAACACCATAGTTACGGCCATAATCGAAAGAGCCGTACTCGCCGAATTTCAGACCGGCAAAGCCCAGACGAGTCCAGGAGTTTGCACCTTCGCCTTCGGTGGTGTTTACCTTAATGTTGTATTCCCACTGACCATAGCCGGTCAGCATATCGTTGATTTGCGTTTCGCCTTTAAAGCCAATACGGGCGTAGGACTGGTCGCCATCGTCGCCTGCATTGTCAGAGAAGTAACGCAGACCATCAACTTTGCCGTACAGGTCGAGTTTGTTGCCATTTTTATTATAAATTTCAGCCGCATTTGCTGCGCCTGCCACTAATAACGCCGGGACAAGCAGTGCCAGAACTTTTCTGTTCATTATGTATTCCCTTATGATAATAATTTATATGAATATGTAGCCACTTCAACAAAACTACAAATTGATACTATTCTATGAAGTTCATGGAATTTAAAAAATAACATGTAACAAAGGTATTTAAAATATTTCAATTTGTTTCTGTTTGGTTTTTTATAATACATACTATATAAG